AACATACATGCAAAACGTAAAAGAATTGAAGAAGGCTCTGGTGAACGGATGCGTAAACCTGGGAGCAAAGGTGCGCCAACTGCTAATGACTTTAAAACAGCAGCTGGAAAAATGGCGAAAGGCGGCGACCCGAGACTCTCAGTAAGTCGCGGTGAAAAGCTACCAACAAGCCAGGGCGCAGGTTTAACTGCAAAAGGCAGAGAAAAGTTTAATCGAGCTACAGGTTCTAACTTAAAAGCACCAGCTCCACACCCTAAGACAGAAGCAGATAAGGGTCGTAAAGCTAGTTTTTGTGCTAGAATGTCTGGTATGAAAGGCCCTGCAAAAGATGAAAAAGGTCGGCCAACTCGTAAGGCTGCAAGTTTAAAACGTTGGAATTGCCCAGGGTGGTGATATGAGTACTTCAGGTACCGTTGGACAAACAGTTATAACAGTTCAAAATCTGATTGACAGCGGTGCTAGACGTGCTGGAAAATTAGCAGAAGAGCTAACTGTTGAGCAAGTACAAGCTTCAAAGCAAAGTCTATATTACTTACTTTCAAATTTAGTTAATCGTGGTATTCAGTACTGGTGCATACAAAAAGTAGTGTACGGCTTAGTGCCTGACCACTATATCTATTATCTACCAGTAGGCGTGAATGACGTACTAAACTCTAACTATAGAACAGTTACACAAAACACAACAGGCGGCAATAGCTCGTCAGGTGTTGCAGCTAACGCCTTTGATGGTATATACACAAATATTTGCCAGTTAACAAATAATACAGGCTCTATTGGTATTAACATGGGCTCAGGTAATAACGTTTACATGGGCACTATTGGCATACTACCCGCAATTAGTGGCAGTGTAACAGTTCAGTTACAGTATTCAATGGATAACACCACATGGGTTACAATTGAGAGCCCTGGCGCAGTTACTTGGGTTGCTGAAACATGGTTATATTATGACTTAGACCCATCTGCAAGTGCACCGTATTGGCGAATTAATCAAACTGCTGGTGCAAATATGGGTGTTTATCAGGTAGTTTTTGGTTCAAACGCTACTGAAATACCTATTGCTAGGTTAAATCGTGATGACTATACCAACTTGCCTAATAAGAATTTCACAAGTGCTTATCCATTACAGTACTGGTTTGACCGCACAATTGATCAGCCTGCTATGTATTTATGGCCGTCGCCTAACACATACGCACCTCAGATTGTGGCCTGGTGTTCATATTATGTGCAGGATGTGGGTAAATTATCAGGTTCAATTCAAATACCTCAGAGGTGGTATCTGGCCATTCAGAATATGCTTGCGCACCAAATGGCTATGGAACTTCCACAAGTTGACCCAGCTCGTATAGCTTATTGTGAACAGCAAGCTGAAAAGTACTGGTTTCAAGCAGAGCAAGAAGAACGCGATAAGTCGCCAATTTACTTTGCGCCTAACATAAGCCCATACACAAGATGAGCAAATGGCTAAACACCATGGGCAATACAGTCTTATCGATTGCCATTTGTGATCGATGTAAGATGAAACGTGCATACGATGATATCAGCCAAGATCGAAATATTCCGGGCTTACGCGTATGCATTTTTGGTTGTAATGATGAGCGTGACCCATATCGTTTACCTGCTAGACAGCCTGAAAAGATATCGTTAAGATTTCCTAGACCAGATGCTGATGTTGCTGCTGTTAATGATGCAATCACCACAGACCCTAATATATCGCTAGACCCAGCACAGACAATAACGCATACCACAGAAGGTGAGGCTGGTATTGCTCCTGAAACTGCAGAAGATGATATTGACGGCAATTTAGATAACCTTAGCCCTTAAAGTTAACCATGGCAAATATACGAATATCTCAATTACCTTCAGCAAGTGCTATTACAGGGTCAGAGCTAGTCCCTGTTGTGCAAAACGGCGTTACTGTACAAACAACTACAGGCGCGATTACTGCGTCACCTAGTCAAACGCAAACGTTTTTAACTGCTACACTGCAGCCTGCTCTTCCAAATAGTAGGTATGTAGGCGTTACAAACGGGTTAATTATTACAGACGGCGGTGCGCAAGGTCTGTTTAATATTAGCTCGACAGGCGCTTTATTATCATTAGTTAATTCAAGCGCTGGATTTCAGGTTAAGACAAATGCAACGACAATTACAAATCGATCAATAGCTGTTAGCGGTAATGGTCTTGGAATTACTAATGGAAGTGGCGTATCAGGCGACCCTACAATTACTTTAAGTGGCGCGCCGCTTAATTTAGCAAATGCAAGCTTTAACGGGTTAGTTGTTTTATCAACAGCTGGTGGCATTACATCAGCAACAATTACAGGCACTGCTAATCAGATTGATGTTGCAAACGGCACAGGCATTAGCGGTAATCCTACAGTTTCAATATCAAATGACCCTATATTACCCGGTTCTGGGGGTTTAGTTGTGCCAGTTGGAACAACAGGTCAACGCGGCTCTTCAACAAATGGAAACTTTAGATATAACACAACAACAGCCAGTTTTGAAGGCTACGCCAATGGCGCATGGGGTTCTATTGTTAGTGGCGCAGGTGTAAGCTCAATCAGCTTTGGCTCTACAGGCTTAACACCTTCAACTTCATCTACAGGTGCAGTAGTTGTAGCAGGCACACTTGCTGTTGCAAGTGGCGGCACTGGTGTGGTTACTTCTACAGGCACAGGCTCGGTTGTATTAAATACATCACCAACTTTTGTGACTCCAATTTTAGGTACGCCTACTTCTGGCACATTAACTAACGCTACAGGTTATACAACAGCTAATTTGGTCGGAAGCATTGTCTTAACTACTCAAGTTAGTGGTACACTTCCTATTGCAAATGGCGGTACAAATGCAACAACAGCGCCAAATGCAAGAACAAGTTTAGGCGCTGCAGCATCAGGCGCAAACACAGATATTACATCAGTTGCGCTAACTACAGGCACTATATCTACTACGCCTACGTCAAATACAGAGATAGCAAATAAGCTGTATGTGGATTCTGTTGCTCAAGGCTTAGACCCCAAGGCATCTTGCGTGGCGGCAACAACGGTAAACATTACGCTGTCTGGAACGCAAACAATTGACGGTGTAGCATTGATTGCAGGGGATCGGTGTTTAGTTAAAGACCAAACAACACAAGCAGATAATGGTATTTACTTGGTGGCTGCAGGTTCTTGGACTCGCGCAACGGACATGGACACTTGGGCAGAAGTACCAGGGGCGTTTACTTTTATTGAGCAAGGAACCACTTGGGCTGATACAGGTTGGGTATGTACGTCCAACGCAGGCGGTACTATAGGTGTTACTGCTATTACATGGGTACAGTTTGCAGGTGCTGGTTCATACACTGCCGGCACAGGTTTAACACTTACAGGCACAGTCTTTAGTATTACTAACACGGCAGTAACTGCAGCGTCGTATGGCTCTGCTACACAAGTTGGTACATTTACAGTCAACGCGCAAGGCCAATTAACAACTGCGGGCAACACAACTGTGACTCCAGCAGTCGGCTCAATAACAGGTCTGGGAACAGGCGTTGCTACTGCTCTAGGCGTTAATATAGGCACAGCAGGCTCAGTTGTAGTTAACGGCGGTGCTCTTGGTACTCCAAGTTCTGGTACTTTAACCAACGCAACAGGTTTACCATTAACAACAGGCGTGACAGGCACTTTACCAATTGCTAATGGAGGTACTAATTCAACAGCAACGGCAACAGCAGGCGGCGCGGCTTACGGGACAGGTACTGCATATGCATTTACATCAGCAGGAACTGCTGGACAAGTTTTGATCTCAAATGGGGCATCTGCACCTACATTTGGTAGTGTAGCAGGCGGTGGGTTTTAGTGCTTTTAATATATAATTTGCTAAAAGGAACATGATATGGCAGCTACAGGATACACACCAATTTTAATTTATGCTAGTGGAACAGCTGCTGCTGTACCGTTAGCAGCTGATTTAACAACAAATGCGACCACTGGCGCTGAGTTAGCTATTAACTACACCGACGGCAAGCTCTACTACAAAAACAATTCTGGAACGGTTACATTATTGGCATCAACCTCGGGCGCATCAGGTGATGTAGTCGGGCCTGCAAGTGCTACGGACAACGCTCTAGCACGGTTTGATTTGACGACAGGCAAGTTAATACAGAACTCAGTTGGCATATTAAGCGATGCAGGTATTCTGACAGGGCTGACAGGGATTACATCATCAGGCTCGATTACATTCTCTAGCCTAACAAGTGGTCGAGTAACATACGCTGGCACAGCAGGACTATTGCAAGACTCAGCCAACTTAACCTTTAACGGGACAACATTAACTGCTAATACCATAGGTGCGTATACCCTAAGTGGCACAATAGCAGGCGGTGGTAATCAGATAAACAATGTCATTATAGGAACTTCTACTCCGTTAGCGGGTTCATTTACTACGATAAACGCATCAACATCTATTACAAACGCAGGATTAACAAGTGGTCGAGTAACATTTGCAGGTGCTAGTGGATTATTAAGTGATAGTGCTA